AACAATGGGAAGCCCTTCGGCGGCAGCAATGCACCATGTGATCTGGGAACAGGTAGAGCCGGATGTGCAGGACACCTTGGAGAAAAAACTTGAAGCGTCGATCCAGAAAACGCTTGCCAGAGCGGCAGCGAAGAAGGGGGCGAGGTAATGACAGAAGAAATGCTTGCCATGACCCCTTATATGATGCAGGTTGCATTGAACCAGACGCTTCAAAAAAAATTCAAAGGAAAAACATACTGCGGACCCGGCGGGGAAAAGGAACTGAATTTCTTTGAACAAGACCTGCCAATCGACACAGGACGGGACGATGCTGTTGATACCCCAGAAGCATTTGCGCCCTACATCATCACAGAAATTGGTGATATGGATTCGCCGGAAGGCGACGCGCCGATGGAAGTTGATGTGACGATGTACATTTGCGCGTATGACACCGGGCTAAAACGGCAGGGCTACCGAGATGTTCTGAACATCGTAACGGACATCATGAAAGGTTTCCGGGCGGTCCCGAGGTTCGGCAAGGCGTGTACCGTGAAAGGAAACATCAAGGGGAAAATGTCGAAAGACGACTATCACCCGTATTACTTCGGTGCAGTGAAAATGACCTGCACTGTCGCGAATGCTGATCCGGCGACTGATCCAGAAATAGAGGAAATGGTATGACCAAGAAAGAAACGAGAACCCGCGTGTACTGCGGCCCATCCGTCCGTGGCGTGGCACGGCAGTACACATGCTTTACCGGTGAGCTGCCGGAGCAGATGAAAAAGTTTGTTGAGCAGCACCCGATGGCGGAAGGCCTTATCGTACCTTACGACAAGGTAGCACAGACCCGCGCCAACATGGAACAGCCTGCATTGCCGGGCCAGCCCAAAACGGCAGAGCGGATCATTTTTGAACAGCTCAGAGCAGAGCTGTAAGGAGGAAGAACAATGGCATATCGTCATGGCGTATATGTAAGTGAGATTCCGTCCAGCGTGAAAGCACCGCTCGAAAGCGATGCTGGCACTCAGGTAATCGTGGGCGTGGCCCCGGTCAATCTGGCGGATGATCCTTACGGCGCAACTAATGTGCCGCTGCTGTGCCACACGATGGCAGAAGCCAAAGGCCTTGTTGGCTACAGCAGCGACTTCAAAAGTTACACGATCTGCGGTGCACTGTCTGCATCCTTCCAGATCGTGAACGTGTCCCCTGTGATCGTGATTAACGTTCTGGACCCCACCAAAACCGAACACACCGCAGATGTCGTCGAGCGCTCCTATCAGGTGAACAGCGGCACCGCACAGCTGGAAACTGTTGGCCTGTTGCTGGACAAACTGGTGGTCAAGGCGGACGATGTGGTGCTGAAAAGCGGCGAGGACTACACCGCAGCATTCAACGATGATGGCACGGTTACACTGGTGATCCTGCCTTCCGGCAAGGGTTCCGGTAAATCGCAGGTCACGGTTTCCGGTAAGCGCATTGCCCCGGAAAAGGTGACGGGCGCAGACATCATTGGTGGCGTGAATGCGGCAGGCAAGGAAACTGGCATGGAAGTCCTGCGCCAGATTTTCCCGAAGCTGGGCATGGTGCCGGGCAATCTGCTGGCGCCCTGGTTCAGCAAGGACCCGACCGTGGCTGCTATTATGCAGGCGAAGACCACGATGCTCAACGGCATTTGGCGTATGTTCTGCTGGGTGGATATGGACACGACCTCCACCGGCGCACCGAAGTATTCTGACGTGCGCGCCCAGAAGACGAAACAGTCTCTTACCTCTCCCAACTGCGCAGCCGTGTGGGGCTGCCCGAAGGTGGGCGAGGTAATCTACAGCCCCAGCGCCTTTGCTGCTGCATATATCGCCCGGCAGGATGCGGAGAACGATGGTATTCCCATGCCACCGCAGTCCAACATTGCAGTTGCCGCAACGTCGATCTGCACCGAGGATGGAGAGGAAATTCTGCTGGACCTGGATCAGGCAAATGAGGTGAACGGAAACGGTGTCGTTACCTTCCTGAATTTCAACGGATTCCGTCTCTGGGGCAACAATACGGTTGCATATCCGTCCAACACCGATCCGAAGGATCGTTTCATTTCCGCCCGCCGATTCCTGAGTTATGACGACAACAACTTCATCCTCACGAACTTTGGCAACGTGGATATGCGGGCGAATCCCCGCCTGCGCGAAGCGGTGATCGACCAGCAGAACACCATCGGCGCAAGCTACATTTCCGCCGAAATCTGCGCACGGTACGAAATGGAATTTCTGAGCAGCGAGAACACCAGTGAAACGCTGGCGGACGGTAAGATGTATTTCCACAAGTACGTTGCAATGTATCTCCCGGCGGAAGATATTGAGGAAATCGTGGAGTTTGACATCGATGCAATCACCGCTGCAATGAGCAAGTGAGGAAGGAGGACAGTACATGAGTAGCCTTTATATTCCCGACAAGGTTGCAAAGTTCAATGCCTACTCCAACGGCATCAAGCTGGGTATTACCGGCAAGGTTGATACGCCGGAATTCAAGATGAAGACCAGCACCATGTCCGGCGCTGGCGTTGGCGGAGAGATCGACAGCCCGACGCCGGGTCAGTGGGAATCGACAGAGCATGAAATCCCGTTCGCGCTTTTCGACAATGACGTTGCATACCTGTTGCAGCAGGGGATGAATGTGAACATCACCTATCGCGGTGCAATGCAGGTGGCGCTTCGTTCTGGTGGCTATGCCATGCGCCAGCTGCGCATTGTGGAAGGCGGCATGGTCAAAGGCTTCAAGGGTGGTTCCCTGGAAGCAGGCAGCCAGATGGAAGCAAGCGTGACCATTGAGGTTGTGCGCTACAAGATGGAGTGTGGTGCCGAAGAGCTGATCGCTGTGGACAAGCTCAACGACGTTTACCGCGTGAACGGAAACGATATGCTGGCCGCAATTAACCTTATGACCTGATGAACAGCCACCCCGGAATGGTTCGGGGTGGCTGATTTTTTGAAAAGAAAGGGAATCCAAAATGGAAAACACGATCGAACTGAAAAAGCCCTACGTCTTCGACAACGAGGAATACAAGAGCATCGACTTGTCCGGTCTGGAAAATCTGACCATGCAGGATGCAATCGACGCCCAGAAAGAAATCATCGGCACCGGTGACGACAAGATTATTCTGTACGCGCCGGAAGCATCGCAGGCGTTTATCGACGCGGTGGCTGCCCGCGCATCCGGCAAGCCTGTGGAGTTCTTCAACGGTATGCCGATTGCACTCTGCGCAAAGGTTCGCACTATGGTACAGACCGCGTTTGTGGCGGATGACGAAGCAAAGGGCGGCGTTGTAACGCTGGATAAGCCCTACAGCTATGGCGGCGAAACCGTCAGCAAGATCGACCTGTCCGGCGTGGAAGAGCTGACCAGTATTGACATTTCCAAAGCGGAAAACGAAGTGCTGAAGACCGGCATCTACTCCGTGGACATGAAGAACTTCTTCGCCTACTCCTGCGCACTGGCTGCCCGGGCGACCGGCAAGCCGATGAACTTCTTCACAGGTCTGCCCCTGCATGAAGCGGTGAAGGTGCGCAGCGCGGTGAACGCCGCAAGTTTTTTCGAGTAAACGCGGGCGCAAAGGAACTTCGCAAGCTGGCCATTGCAGCAGCCGGGGCAACACACGCCGGAATGGATTTTTTTCTGGAAATGCCGGTGACGGAATTTCTTGAAACCTGCAAAGACATACAGGAGATGCAAGAGCAATGGCAGAAAGCAACGCACTAGAACTTAGCATCCGCATTGCTGGTAAAGTTGACAACTCGCTGACAGCAGCGATCAAGTCTGCACAAAAGCAGACGTCCGGTCTGGCGCGAGGAATCAGCACGTTTGCGAAAACATCTGCTGCTACGCTGGCCGGTGTCACAACTGCGGTTGCGGGTGCGGCGGTCGCCTGCGGGAAACAGGCGGCGGACGTGGAAAAGGCAATGGCGCAGACCAGAACGCTGCTGACCGGAACCGCAGACGAAACGCAAGCCCGCACGGCGGAACTTACGCAGGATGTGATGAACATTTCCCGCGTAACGGGCAGGGTATCGACCGAAATCGCTGCTGGTTCCTATCAGGTTATTTCTGCGTTCCAGGACACAGCTGATACGGCAAGCATTCTGGAAACCGCAACGAAGGCGGCAATCGCAGGTCAGGCGGAAACCGTGGACACGGTGAACGCACTGGCTGCCGTTACGAAGGCATACGGGGACACCTCTGCGCGAGCTGTCACCCACGTTTCCGACCTGTCCTTTGAAACGATCCGACTTGGACAAACAACCATGCCGGAACTGGCAAACGGAATCCAGAAAGCGTCTGGTTCCGCTGCTGCCCTTCACGTTTCACAAGAGGAATTGTATGCCGGATTTGCAACGCTGACCGGTGTTATCGGCAATACCGACACCGTGGGCACAGCCCTGAACACCCTGTACACAAAGATGCTGAAACCATCCAAGGCACTATCAAAGGCCGTGGAAAGTCTGGGCTACAAGTCAGCCTATGCAATGGTTCAGCAGGAAGGCTTGGGCGGAACTATTAAGAGACTGGGGCAGTACGCAGGCGGTGATGCAACGAAGTTTGCTGCCCTGTTCTCCATGCGTGATCTGAAAGCCGCACAAGGCATCTTGAACACCATGGATGTGTACGAGCGGAAACTTTCGGAATTGCAGGATGCGGACGGCGCAACAGACCGAGCGTTTATGACCAGCATAAACAACTGGAATGATATGTTTGGCATTGCTTCCAACAAGGTATCTGTCTTTGCACAGCAGGTCGGCATGAAACTGCTGCCCTACGCGAAAGATTTTTTGTCGGATGCCATGCCAAAAATCGACAGCCTGATGGACACGGTGCTGGCAGGCATCGACAAAATCATGCCGAAAATTGAAGCGCTGTTCAAGTACCTGTCCCAAAATGGGCCGCAGGTGGCAGGCATCGCTTCGGCGGTGGCTGCTGCATGGGGCGGCATGATCGCTGCCCCGAAAATCGAATCGGCCATAAAGGGCCTTTCTGGGTTGATATCGTTGCCCGGAAAGAGCGCAACGAAACCCGGAGGGCTTTTGGCAAAAGCGTCAGTTCTCTGGAACGGTGCAAAGTACGGCGCAAAGATGGGAACGACCGGAACGAAGGGCGGAAGATTGTCTACGCTTGCAAATGGAGCGCTTGGCTTTATCTCTGGTGGAGTTTCAGCAAATAAGAACATGAAGGGCTTGTTGAAAGGAAACAAAAAAAGCGATGTAAAATTTGTGAGCAACCTGCTGTCTTTGACAACGGGCGAAACCGGACCACTGAAATGGCTGAGTAATGTAAAAAACATTCCGCAAAATGCTATTCAATCTATGATGGCGGCAGCAAATCCAGCAGGAACGGCAACTGCAACGATAGGCAATGTGCTTGGAGCTGGACTTGGAGCGGTTTTTGGAAAGAGCGGCTTAAATGTTGGAGCGGTAAAAACACCACTTGCAGCTATGGGCAAAGTGTTCCTTGGAATGCTTGGCTCCATCGGCCCGGTGATTACGGCAATCGGCACCGTTATTGCACTGGTAAGCATTCTGGGCGACCATCTGAGCGATATCCGGGGGCTGGTGCAGAGCGCCTTCGGCGAACAGGGCGTGGCTGTCTTTGATGGCTTCGTTGGCGCAATCCAGAATGTTGGCACTACGATCCAGCAGGCTTTCTCGCCGGAAGGACTGGCTGGCATCAAGGACCTTATCACACAGACCTTCGGAGAAGGCGCGGGGAATGCTTTCGGCGTTTTCATCCCGCTGATCCAGTCGGTGGCCGGCATTGTAGGACAGCTGGTAGACTTGGGCGTAAACTACCTGAAACCGCTGATCCTGGAAGTCTTTAACTTTATGACGACGCAGGCACTTCCTGCACTGATTCCGCTGCTGGCATCGGTGGTGTCGTTGGTCGGCACAACGCTGGTGAATGCGGTGAAAGTCGTGGTCGGCATCGTGCAAACGCTGCTGCCCATCGTGGAACCGGTCATCATGGGAATTATCAGCCTGATCCAGAGCATTGTTTCTGTGACAATCAAGGTCGTCAATGGCATCATCGGCGCACTAAACATGATAAGTTTTACGGTGCCGGATTGGTCGCCGGTGTTCGCGGGAAAAACTTTCGGCTTTAACTTGTCCGAAGTTGCCATGCCACAGTTTGCACAGGGCGGATTTACCAACGGACCGTCTATCGCAGGTGAAGCTGGAACCGAAGCAGTTATTTCCTTCCAGCGCGGCGTCCGCCAGCAGAACATCGACACATGGAAGCTGGCTGGTAAGATGCTGGGCGTGCGGGATGATAGCGGAGAAACGCCGCAAATCGTTTTCGCGCCGAACATTACGTTCTCTAGTGATGTATCGCAGGAAGAAGCAGCCCGCAAGACGAAGGAACTGTTTGCCCTGTTCGAGCAATTCATGGATCAGTATTTCCAGAAACACCGCAGGACAGCGTATAAACCGGCGTGAGGTGATGAAGCGTGGCATACACAACTGTAAGCGGCGATACGTTTGACAAGATCGCCAAAAAAGTTTACGGCGATGAATACTGTGCTGATATCCTGATGCAGGCAAACCCGGAACAAATCATGACGTTTTGTTTTGATTCTGGGGTTGTTCTGAAAACGCCGGAGCTGACCGAGGAACGGAGCGGAAGCCTGCCGCCCTGGAAGGAGAATGAATGAAACCGAGAAGGGCAAGCGTCAAGCTGATTTACAAAGAAAAGGACATTACGTCTGATATTGAAGCTGACGTTGAAAGCATTTCCCATGAAGGAAACGCGGCAGACAGCAGCGACAGCCTGAGTGTCACCATAAATGCAATGGCGGACAAATGGCTGGAAGACTGGATGCCCACAAAAGGCACCACACTGGACGGCACGATCTTTACCCATGACTGGCCTGAAGAAGGACAGGAAGGGCAGATGAACGGCGGCGTTATGACCGTGGACAATATCGGCTACAGCGGCGCGCCCGGCACAATGACAATCAGTGCTACATCAAAGCCGAATGACACGAGCTTTTCGGAAGAAGATCGGGAATTTATCTGGAAGAACACCAGCATTCAGAAAATCGCCCAGACGATTGCCGGGCGGTATTCGCTTGAACTGGGGTTTGATGGAAAGGACGCAGAAATCGTAAAGCGAGAACAGAAGGCAACGGACAGTTCCTTCCTTGATGATCTATGCAAAGACTATGGCCTGATTCTGAAAGCGTACTCAAAGAAGCTGTGGATTTATGACCGCGAAGCCTACAAGAAAAAGAAGGTGGCAGCGACCATAGATCGGACGGACATTGTGCCGGGGTCATTCAATTTTAACGATGGGTTTGACGGAACCTATACGCACGGTATATGGGAGTATTCAAACCAGAAAAAGAAAATAAAAATCCGAGCGGAGATCGGAAAGAGTGGAAGGACGAAACGCATATCCAAGTATGCGTCCAGTCAGGCCGACGCAGAGCGTCGCCTGCAAGCAGCACTGGACAATGCGAACCATGGTTCAACCAAGATCAAGTTCAAGCTGGCGCTGGCCCAGATCGAGCTGTGCGAGAGCCAGAATGTCAACGTTACGGGCTATGGTAAACTGTCCGGCAAATACTTCATCGACAAGGTGACGTTGGAGTATAGCCGAAGCGGGCTTGAACAGACGCTTGAATGCAGCTGGGTTTCTGCTCTGGAAGAAAGTGAAAGTAACGGTAAAGCGGTAACGTTGCAAAACGCACCGCTTTACTACACCAGCGTTGACAAAAAGCCGGTACGGACGGTAAGCGGCAAGTATTACCTCTACGACGGCGTGGCTGTGGCGGGAAGGTATAGGATCACGAACCTTGCTTCCCGTTGCGGCAAGACGCCTGTTGGAAAGAACGTGACCGGCTGGGTTGATGCGAAAGACGTTAGGAGCGTCACATGATGGCAGATTCAATACGGTTT